CATCTAGAATTGTTCCACGTGGCAGATTCAGTGCGACGTGGGTCACTTCGAACGCGCGATTCACGAGCGCAACCTTTTTATCGGCGTCGGACACGAGAAGGTGACGCACGCCGTCAGTCTTTTCACAGACGACGTACGGTTGTTGGCCCAGGGCTGCAAAGTGACGCCGTTCGATCGATACGGGTTGCGGCCCCGGGAAGTTTGGGCCCGTGACCCCAAACGCGGTCCGAAGCCAAGACTCCATCTTTACTTAGTCAATTGGACGCCCTGTGTCTCTAAGATGTTTCCGACGCACTCGTGGACGTAGTGACACACGACGCGCGCCTGGGTCGCCGCCCCAATCTTGATTCCTTGGCGTCTGAGCGTATCGAACATTTCACCGGCGTCTTCCGTCGGTAACTTAACCTGGATTTTTTCACCTCGGAGTTTTTTGTCAACCGGTTTGGAATCCATCGCCCATACGCGCGCCGATGTGCTTGTGACTTCGTACAGACCGTCGGCCAATTTCTTACCGACCTCGGTATCGAACGTGAGTCCGCGCTGGGACGCCGGTTCCTTCGAGCCCGCGAGCGTCTTTTTGCGAAACGCGTCCCAGTCGATACCTTCTTTGACCGAAGGGCACACGAGAACCTTGACGTCCTTCTCGAACGGGGCGCATATACGTACGATGGTTTGTTCGTCGAGGTTCGTTCCGTAGTCAAACCAGATGATTCGTTCGCCCGTCTTGATCAGTTTGGTCAGACCGGACATGTCTGTGACGAAATGGAGATCGAGATGAATCCCCTTGGACATGGCGTACATGTGAATATTCATGAGACTGTGGAGGGTCGTCACCGATATCGATTTGTTCCGCGTGACGATACACACGTGCATCCTTCTTCTTTATCAACGACCGAGGCTTTTATATATCTTCGTTCCACACGACAGAAACACCTACGGTCGGCGTACCCTCTGACACGTACGCGACGATACTCGTCACGTCCCCGGGGTATATTGAAATCTCATACGGTGTAATGTCCAGGACTTGCGCACCACCTATATTCACCGTCGTCGTGTACAGGACCGTTCCGCCCGTCACCGTAAATCCATTTACATTACTACTCATGACCGATTGACCCGATGTAATTGTCGAGCCGTTATTAGCCGTGCTCCCACTGATGGGTACCAGTGATGTAACAGCCGTTGCCGGATTACGAATTACACGCAGGTTGACACACCCTTTTGCGGTACCGCCTATATTCGCCGAAATTGCAATCTGGCGTAGATGAACAATAGCATAGTTTGTAGTACCGTTGTACGAAGAGGCGTTACGCAAAGAAATTATAGATGTCTGGGTCGTAGCTGCCACAGATGCATTGATCGAATCGATTGAATATCTCGGTCCGAGAAAAACGCGCGGACCTTCGAGGAATTGGCCCACGGATGCCGACTTCAAAACAATGGCGGTCGTGTTTGTTGTGTTTCGTGATTCGAACGATACGGGCATGGATGGATTTCTGAAATTTGGCGCCGTGAGTGTTCCGGCGTTTCGAACCATATGAACAAGAACCCATTTGCCCGTAAAGTCATTCAGGACATAGTAAAATATGTTCCCGCCGCCGAGATATTGAAACTTAACCTGGTATACGTTTAGGCGCGCCGGATTTATAACTTTACCAGATGCCGTCCCGCCGAGCATAGTATCGTAATTCCATTGGGCCTGTGGTATCCATGTATCTGTTCCGTTGTGTCTGTAGAGCGCCCCGAACGATGTTCCGTTGTAGCCGAACCCGACGCCGTCGACGCCGTCACCCATGACACCTGCAATCTGGGTCGATCCGGCTATACCAGTTGTGAACAGAGCCGTGAATCTTGATTTGGATCCTTGACCGGGTCGATATTTTACATAGTTTCGGGTCGTAAGCGTCGCGACCGAATTTACTTGTGTCCCGGTCGTAAGCACGGCCATACCGGTATCACTTGTTACGGTTGCGCCGTTCGACGTTGTGTTACTCGTGAGTTGTGTATTTATTCCGTAGACAAAATCAACTTGACACGTCGGTGTATTGTCGGCCGTGTTGATTTCACCAAATGCGGCCGACGGTTCGGCTAGATTTACTACGAGTGAATTTTCACCGTTGGTCGCAACCGGTTCGTACACGCCGCCGCCCTGTGTTTTGCCCCATATGATCGCACGGGTATTGAGTACGTCCGAATAGTCGGTCGGTGTTTGTGCGTATCGGGTCGTCGTCTGGGCGATACGCGCCTGGGGATGGAATATAGATTGGATCGTCATACTCGATTGCTGGACGGCGTCGTTTACGTACTGGACCCGAAAGTATTGGGCGGCCGTAGTCACATCGAGCGTAAATCCATCGGCATTTATAGAATTCACAGCCGTGACCGTGTTTGACAATATGACTGGAAAACTCGCCGCATTTGAAAATTGGACGAGTACATTTCCGGTGGCGTTCGTCGGCTGGATACGAAAGGCTATGCTCAGGGATGCATATTGACTCACGTCCTCGGCCGCGCCGGTGAAACTCGCACCGGGGTCGAGCGGTGTCGTCGTCGAATTTACAGACGATACAATTGCGGTCGCGACCGGAATGTATGTCATCGCTCTTTATATAATCGACCAAAATGTTCCGGTCCATAGAACGGACAAGGACATATAACTCTGGGTCATGATGACGGGTCCCGGGCCGTCTATGGGTCCCGTGACCGTGACACGATACGCCGGATTTGATGTCACGAGCCCGGACTCATCCTTTATGATGTAGATTTTACCGGCGATAGCGCCTGATGGTAAAGTCACCGTAATGCCTGGGCCGTTCACACCTATGTAATAGTCTGTCGGCAGGACCACGTACGACTCGTCCTTGCCGGTAACAATCGGCACGATGCTCGGCCATTGGACTGGCGCACCGCCCGACCGCGTAAAACTCATCTCTACTCTGTACTCACAAAAAACCTAGCGGAACGGCGGACCGGTAATCCACGTCACGAGCGAACACCGTTTTCCGCGCGTCACGGGCGTGACTCGGTGACGGAGATAACTCGGGAAAATAACCATCGACCCTTGGTCCTTCTCGGAAATGACTTGGCGATCGCCGTCGAGCGAAAATTGAAGTTCACCACCCTCGTACTCGGACGGGTCCGTAAGTTGGATACTGACTGACAATTTGCGTCCGCAATTGAGGGTTCCGTTCCCGATATCAAAGTGCCAATCGTACCGACCGTCGTACTCTTGTTCGTACTCGGTATACTGGAGATTCTCAGTCAGACTCGAAATATCAAAACTAAAAAAGTCTTTGTTCGCCCGGGCGACCAGTTCCATGATTTTATGGTACAGATCGCCCCACTGGTCCGTCTTAGGAATCCAGAATATGCGACTCTTACGAACGTCCGACTGGAGTCCGTCTTCGGTGAGTCCAGGCCCGACATCGAACTTCGCCTTGGTCAAAAATTGACACTCGTCGGGACTAAACGCATTCTTGAACAGGTAATAATTCAAAAGGTTCGGGTTCGACCGCGCGAACATCAAGGTCAGTGGCTGTTGCTGAACTGGTGTCTGTGCGTCGTGGACATAGTCTTTGTATGGACCGGCTGCATCGACATAGTGTAAAAAAACCTGAATGTATTCATCGCCGTCGAACGGCCCGCGCGAGTGTTCAATTTCGCACCCTTTGTACAAAACGCCATCGCCGACGTTTTGTAGAATTGATTTTTTGCCCATGAAGATCGGCCACGGGTGTGTCTGGGACAGGTTCAAGGTCACCGAATATTCACACGACGGTCGGTCTTTGTGTGGTTTGAGATCGTTTCCGCGGCGGTACACGCGCGCGTACGAATACGTCGGTCTGAGTTCGCGCCCGGCCTCCTTTGAGACCCGGGCACACAAAAGACCCAAGAGCGTATTCGTGACCGGAAGACCATAGTGTGCCGCGCTCCCCGGAACTTGTGGGTCGTCGCGACCTTGGGGTTGCTTACGTATGATTTCGGCTACGCGCACACACTCGTCCGGACCCAGAATCGATTTCACGGACCGGTACAACATTAAGTGACATGCCCGTGACGTCTTTAAAAAACAAAAATACGAACTTCGCCGCGACCGCCGGCGCCGCCGGCGCGTGACGCGCCGGCGGCGCTTATTGAAATACCACCCCCTCCGCCCCCTCCGCCCCGCGCTCCGCCTACCGGGCCCACATTATTTAATGCACCACCGGTACCTCCCGCACCACCGAATATGGATGCTCCGCCGGCTCCACCGGCTGTAAAAGCGGGAAACGTAGCCCCGCCGCCACCGCCACCGCCCCCAAATATCGCGGGGCCACCGGTTGGCCCATTACCGAGAGGAGCCGATTGAGTTCGACCAGCCCCACCATTTCCACCAGAATATATAAAATTTGTACCTGCAGCCGTACCATTGTTATTTATAACAGCTTGCCCCCCCTGCTGATATGTCAGCGGTCCTAGTATGCCAGAACCGGCTCCACCGTATGCAAAAGCTGTACCCGGTGTAGGATTCGCAGTGACGACAGGCGCTCCGTTGCCGCCCCAACCCCTTATAAACGCGGCCCACCCATTATCGTTCGCCAGCGAGACGTTCGATTGGCCGCCGAGGCCGCCTGCACCGAACGCCGTTCCGCCCGCCCCGCCTACACCTACGAAAACGTACGCAACAGGTGCGGCTGAAAAAAAGTTGATCGGGAACGTGTTCGATGCGTATGAACCACCGCCACCACCACCACCGGACGTGTTTGACGTCGGCGAGAACGCGTTTGAGGTCGCACCACCTCCGCCTGCACCCCAACACTCAATCATGACACTCGTCCCGAACAACGGTTTGGTCCATTGGCCCGGTGTGGAGAATATTTGAACGTTTGAGGTCGAGGCGACACTCTGGAACAGGGACGCCTGGATGGTACTCTGACCGGCGTATACAGTTTCGCTCATTGCTACTAGAGTATCAATAAGTTGTTATACGGACGAGACCGCCACCTCCGGTCCCGGCTATACCGCCGTTAGAACCTGTTCCTGCACCACCCCCACCTGGTAAACTCCCGTTACGAATAGGGGATGTTGTGGAACTAAATTGACCACCTGGGCCACCAAACACGGAATTTCCCGAATATGTCGCCGGATTCGATCCTGCACCACCCCCGCCCCCGTATATACCCTGTGTCCCGGCGCCTGTAATTCCCCCGCCACCACCACCGTATATAATTCCTGCCACTGCGGGACCGCTTCCCGTACCCCCTGAACCACCCCCGCCGTTACCACCACTATTTGCACCGTATGTACCGGCCGAAAGGACCCCCCCTCCACCGCCACCCCCTGTGACTGAAGGAACTCCTGGCCCGGTTCCACCCCCTCCTCCATAACCTATAATAGCAGATGATGACCCGACCAAAATGATTGAATTACCACCCGGTGTTCCTCCCGTGCCTGCTAAGGTCGCCCCAGCACCACCGAGTCCGACCGTAATTGGTAATGGCCCCGTGATTGGAAACTTGGCCGAACTCGAAATAGGGTCCCACCAATATTCGACGTATGCGCCTCCACCGCCGCCACCGCTATTTTGTGACGGTACACCTCCTTTACCCCCACCACCACCGCCACCCCACGCCTCGAACCGTACGACCGTAAAATTCGAAGGTCGGATCCACGTTCCCGGTGTTGTGAACACCTGGACGTTCGACGTGGTTGTCGCGCCTGTAAACGTTCCTAGGAGTACCTGGTTCTCGTAGATTGTTTCGCTCATCTACTACTCTAGTACACGATAATTCGAACTCGGCCTGCGGCGCCGCGCGCGCCTGTGATGGTTACCGGTGATAAACCACCGCCGCCGCCGCCGCCCGGGTACTCCCCCTCCTGATTAGTGGTTACACCTCCGGTAGCGGGTGCGCCATCACCTCCTTTGCCGGCAAAAAGACTCGCGCCACCCGCTACAAGACCGTTCCCGCCACCACCGCCGCCATACCCTGAGACCACCACGGTAGGAGAAGTTACCAACACGTACCCTAAACCACCACCACCGCTAACAATATTAGAAGGTGCCGCCCCCCCGAACCCTATTCCCAGGTTACCGCCGTTGGTCGGGGTAGATGCTGTGGTGCCATTAGAAGCCGTGACCGAACCAGTGAAAGATGGTGAGGTCACTGGACCGAATACACTGGCAGCTCCATTTCCAGCTGCGGCGCCACCACCACCAACTGATACTGCGACAGTTGCTGGTAAATCTGCGATCGGAAGAGTCGCATATGAATAACCTCCGCCGCCGCCGCCGTTACCTCGCACATAAACACCGCTTATCGTACCAGAAGTACCGGTCGTTGTATTGAGAACGGTGCCGGCAGGCTGTGGCACAACCGTACAAATCAGTGATGAACCGGTTGTAGTTATATTTAACGATTTTTCAGAGATGTTTAGTCCACCTATACTACTAGTTGTAACTGCTCCCGTGAATGTAATACCTATTGCTGCCATTTGAGCAGGCGATAACGTATTAGTGTTGGCGAGTGTTCCGAGGTCATTCATAAACAACTTAACAATACAACTCACAGTACTATTCGTAGTATTGTTTCCGCCGCCGCCGCCGGCGACACATTCTATGCGCGCAAACGTACCTGTTGTTGGTTTGACCCACGTGTACGGTGCCGCACCAGGCCCCGACGCACCGTGGAACACTTGGACGTTTGCGGTCGGGGAATTGTAGCCCGCGAACGTGCCGATTGTTGTTTCGCCCGTATAGACCGTTTCGTACCCTTGGGGTGCACCTTGTGTCAAGTACCGGATCATAACAACACCGGGGCCGCCGGCACCTGCCTGCCAATTCGAAGGGTTGTTACCGTTTCCTCCGCCGCCATTACCTGTCGCCGGACCCCCAACTGGTATCGCTGCGCTCGGGTTATCGGGCATCGCCGCACCGCCCGCGCCATACGTGGCCGTACTTATATCAGGATACGAAATTCCTACGCCGCCGAGTGGTCCAGCGCCAGACGAACCAGCGCCGGCACCACCTGCAGCGCCACCTAAAGGACCTGTGACACCTACTCCGCCCGAATTACCTTGACCGTATACCCCAGCACCACCGGCAACTGTTGCATTAGGAGCCCTACCACCTCCACCACCCGACCCTCCAAACAAACCCGATGCATTTTGAGTACCTCCGCCGCCTCCACCTAACGAAACAATTTCCATAAATTGGGACGGATTTCCCGGTGTGCCTCTGGTAGCAGCGGGTCCATTTCCACCGGCTCCACCCGTCCCTACCGTAATTGTATATGTACCGCCCGCACGGATATTGTAATTTGGAAAGTATTGTACGCCGCCACCGCCTCCACCACCTCCGGCATCTGCTGCACCGGGAGTTCCAGATCCACCGCCACCACCACCACCAACGACGAGAACATCTGCGACGCCCGGGCGGAGACACGTAAACGTCCCCGGGGTCGTGAATGTGTGTGTCGTGAAGCCGTCGCCGTCCGTGGTGACGTTTGAGCTCACGCCCGCGGCATACGTTTTCGGACCGGCCGGGTCGCCGAACGACAAGTACACGGACGAGACTTCTGCGGAGGTCAGTGTCCGGGCGTACACGCGCACGTCATCCAGACCCGTATCGGCCGACGCGGTCGTCGTCGACCCCATCGTGAGGTTGGACAGAAGACCGGTCGCCTGTGTGGTCGCATTACTGCTCGTCTGTAACGTTCCGTTGATATAATAGGATGCGAACACGTTCCCGATGGTCGTCGCACCGACATTCGAAAACGTTAAACAATGGTGGGTCCATTTTTCGAGGGTCAAATTAGCGACCGAATTGAGTTCCGCGAGTGAACCCCCGTTCGTCGTTACGGCGACGGTCGATTTTCCGGATGTCGCCGCAGACACCTGAAATTGGGTTCCGGTCGTGACCAAAGGTTTCATCTCAAAAAATGTATTCGTACGTGCTGTATTAACACTGTACGGGTATACCCACGCGGCGATCGAAAAGTTGTTCAGGGTACTCGCCAACGACGAATATTCGATGCTGGAATTTAGTCCACTCGTGCCGTTGTTTAGCCGGAGACACTTGTTGAATTTGCCGGCCGGATACGTCACGAATTGACTCAACATAGTAAACACAACAGAGCCGGACCCAGACACGTAACTCGGTAAAGTGTACGCGAACGGATCGGGGTACCGAACGAGCGGAAACGAGGCTGTCGGTACCACGCCACCGCGGACCACGCGTAGGTCGCGGATATAGCCAGTCTGCGCAGCAGCTGTACCGGTACGCCCAATACCGGTCGGGTACGAGCTCACATAAGCCGGTGATCCTACTACGCCTGTGCCGCCGTTCGCCCCATTTACGAATGTATACGCGGTCGAGTTCGCTATATTGTACGAAAAAGCAACGTGTATCCACACACCCGTCGAAAGTGTTTGTGAATCCGATACAATCGTTCCGTTAACATTGATACCGAGTACATTACCGTTCGGTCGAAAAACCCAATTAAAATTGATATCATCTACGTAACTTCCTCGACCGATTATTCCCCCTAGGCCCGTTAAATACGTGAAATATATCCAACATTCTACAAACAGATTAGATGTCGTGTGATCAAAATTAGTCGGCGTTACACTAGTCAGATCCATATAACTAGATATCGGTCCGGGTAAAAACAATGCCTCGCCACCTACCGTCGGTGCGTTTGTAATCAGTGTCGCCAGTCCCTGGAGTTGTGCCGGTCCGGGCGAAACTTGTGCGAGAGGAACCAGCCCCTGAATCGAATCGACGTTCGAGTTTTCGAATTGCCATGCGAGCGTCGGCTGTGGCTCGAAACTCATGTCTACTAGAACTTGTTAAAATAAGGTGAGCGACAAAACTCGACGGGCGCCGGCGTGAGTGATTGGATACCCGCGACGTTCGTGGCGTCGTACGGACAAAAAATAACCCGACCGTCTGGTAAAAGCGTCCCGCCCCTGAATGAATTCGCACCGAATGCGCTCTGAGGAACTATGTTCGAGTACGTGAGTCTGATCGGGTCGATCCACCCGACGTTCGAGTTTGTCGAGGGGACACACACGATGTTTCCGGTAGGCATGAGTACGCCGCCAAAAAATCCGGACGCCGCTATGATATTCGATGCCCCGTTTGTCGCCGGATCGAACACGACGACATTCGACAGGCTCGACGGAACACACACGACCGTACCGTTCGGGGCGAGAACCCCGCCTGCAAATTGGCCGTCTATGGTCAAAGAATTTGAAAACGTACGGGTCACCGAGTCGTACTGACCTATTTGGCCTGAATTCCACGGGACGCACACGACATTCCCGTTCGGGATCAGGACCGCACCGGCATACCCGCCGAGCGTTCCCGTCTCGGCCGCGTTCGAATACACACCGGTCACCGGTGAATATTCGCCTATATTCGAGTGGCCGGTCGACGGAACCATGATGACGTTCGAGTTCGGACCGAGCGTACCGCCGAAAAAAGCCGGCGTCGGGCAATCGTGTACGGTGGCGCTCGAAAACGTCAGGGTCATCGGGTTATACACGCCGATGGACGTCGCTGTGTTTGAAACGAAAACGACGTTTCCGTTCGGGGCTAAGACACCACCCGAGTACCCGCCCGTAAGCGTAGACCCGGCGGGCGTCACGACGGAATACTGATCGGTCGCCGGATTGAACAACCCGATACCGGACGACGCGGCACTCGGCACGAAAAGCACGCGGCCGTTATTCAAAAGGACCGAACCGGTATACGAATCCAGACCCGGTGGTCCTACGGCAATATTGGACACGGTCGGTACGCTCGGTGTCGCCCAGAACGAACCTTGGACCGCGACGGCATTACACGTCCCGGATATCCATGCCGTAATCACACCCGCGTTTGAAGCCGATGGTACCAGGTGTGGCGCACGCCGAACGAGATCTTCGCCGTACTGAATCGTCGACGTGACATATAAATTACCCGTAACTTGAAGATTCGCCGTCGGTGGCGTATCCGACCCGATACCGACCTGGGGCACGTACGTAATAGGTCCACCGGTCGAACCGGTCCATTGTGACCCGACAAACCCAACGATGTTTGATGTGTATATATTCGAAATGTACGCATTGGCCGCAATCAGGGCGTTGGACACGTAGACGTTTCCGGTGACATCGAGTGATTTCTGAGGTGGATTTCCGCGTATGGTCAGGACATCGAACGATGCGCCGTCGACGAGCGTCAAGGCATAGTTCGGCGAGACGGTTGTGTGTACAGCCAAGTTTCCTTCAGGATCTATGATGAGTGCCGGAACGGTGTTGTCGTAAAATTCGGCGACGTTGTGTGTGTGGACCGTCGGTTCTGTTTGTCGGACGATGAGTGCGGTTGTAGTTCCGGTATTGTCGACCGTGAATGAATTTGTCGTCGTTGTATTTGTCGCCGTGATGTAGAAATTTCCAGTCACGGAAAGGTTCGAAACAGTTATATATTCACTCACGAGCGTTCCGGTGACGCGCGCGTTCGACGTACTTACGGTCGTCGCGTAGACATCGACGGTCGTCACGGCATTGGACGCGTAGACGTTTCCGGTCACGGAGAGATTTGCGGTCGGGGTCGCTGCCGATCCGATACCGACCTGAGGCGTGTACGTAATAGGCCCACCGGACGTACCGGTCCATTGTGATCCGACGAACCCGACGATATTCGACGTGTATATATTTGAAATGTAAGCGTTCGCCACAGTCAGCGCGTTCGAAACGTAGACGTTTCCGGTGACGGTCAGTGTTGTCACGTCGGGCGTACCTGTCAGTACCTCGGTCGCGGCGTACACGTTCGTGGTCGTCAGGGCGTTGGACGCGTATACGTTCCCGTCGACGGTCAACTTTGCACCGACGGAACTCGTCCCGACGCCAACACTGTCCGTGTAATACACGTTCCCGGTTCCGGTCGTCCATTGGGACCCGAGGAACCCGACGATGTTCGACGTAAAGATGTTTGAGATGTAGGCATTGGCCACCGTCAAAGCGTTCGAAACGTAGACGTTTCCGGTCACGGAGAGATTGGCGGTCGGTGCCGTGCTCGACCCGATACCTACATACGGCGTGTACGTGATGGGTCCACCTGATGCACCTACCCACTGACCACCGCCTCCGCCTACATTCGTGATACCGCTTCCGTCGCCATAGAAAAAGCCGGCTGTTACGGCGGTCGCGGCGTACACGTTCGTGGTCGTCACGGCGTTGGACACGTAGACGTTTCCGGTGACGTCGAGTGATGTACGAGGTGGATTCCCACGTATGGTCAGAACGTCGAACGATGCGCCGTCGACGAGCGTCAACGCATAGTTGGGCGAGACGGTCGTGTGTACGGCCAAGTTACCTTCGGGGTCTATAATCAGGGCGGGCGTCGTTCCGTCGTAAAATTCGGCGACGTTGTGTGTGTGGAGAGTCGGTTCCTTCTGACGGACGATGAGCGCGGTTGTCGTTCCAGTATTGTCGATCGTGATTGCGTTACTGGTCACAGTGTTCGTCGACGTGATGTAAACGTTCCCGGTCACGAAAAGATTTGCGACCGTGAGCTTGTTCGTCACGGTCAGGTTTGCGGTCGTAGTATCGTTCGACGTGACGGTATTTGCGGCAAGGGCGTTCGTGACAATGTACGGGATGGTGAATGTGTCGAATAAAAACACGGTCGAGTCGACATTGGAAATCATCGCACCGGTGACTTCGAGTGTATTGGACACGTTTACGTTCGAGGACGTGAGCATGTCTGAAACGCGCGCATTTCCGTTCACGACCAGGACCGGTGATGGATCCCCGCCGATGGCCGTCACCGTGACCGTGTTTGCAGTGAGATGATTCGTGTCGGTAGTACCTGTCACGTATAGATTTTGGTTACACGTTACACCCCCGGCGGTGAGTGTGTCCGAAACGTATACGGTTCCGGCGACTTGGAGAGTCGACGTCGGCGGGTCACTCGACCCTATACCTACATTCTGCGCGTACGTAATACCACCGATCACATTTGTCCACTGGGTTGTGTTCGTGAGACCGCTTCCGTCTCCATAGAAGGCTCCAGCCACGAGATCATTCGAAACAGAAACGTCACCAGTTACGATGAGTGTTGTTTGCCCTGGCGCGCCCGTAAGTACCTCGGTTGCGGCGTATACGTTCGTGGTCGTTACGGTGTCCGACACGTAGACGTTTCCGGTCACGGAAAGATTGGCGGTAGGTAGGTCGGCCGACCCGATACCTACATACGGCGTGTACGTGATCGGCCCACCGGTCGTACCGGTCCACTGACCACCGCCTCCGCCTACATTTGTGAGACCGCTTCCGTCGCCGTAGAAATAGCCGGTCGTCACGGCGTTTGACACATAGACGTTCCCGGTGACTTGGAGCGTCGACGTAGGATTTGTGCTCGATCCTATGCCGACAAACGGTTCGTAGTAAATTGGCGAACCCGTTTGTCCGACCCATTGTGTATTGCCTGTGACGACTGTTATATTGGGATTAGACGGCCCGCACCTAAAAAATCCATTTGCGATGCTGTCACTCATCGTCCTACTGTCTTACATAGAGAAAAACCTAACCTTCTTGGAGCGTATAGAGTGTCTGGCCGTCTCCTTTCGCGACACTGAACAGGTTATACGAGAGGGCGTACATGCGTATGGTGAGTGCCGATGCGTGCGGCGCCAATTCCAGTGTGTGTTGTTGACGGGCGATGTTCGTCATGTTGAGTTCGCCGGTCGGCGTGTCGTTTTCGGGCTCGAGTGCGAACGAATACATATAGTACCGACCGTCCGGTACGCGCGTATGACACTGGAGCCCCTGGGCGACCCGGAGGTACTGGGCCGTGGCATAGTCGGGCGTGATACGGTCTTGGCCGTTCAGGGTCAGGCGCAGATTCACGAGTTGGTCCGTCGTGCCATAGTCATATACGTTCGAGGCTGCGTCGCTCTGAATCACCCAAAACAGTTCTTTGACGTCGTTCACAAAGGATGACAAAATTTGGACACGCGTTTGCTGAGCCGGAACTCTGTATGACATTCTCTGAAAACTTTGGGTCGTGTAGACAAGTTCGCGGCCGCGCATATACTCGCGTTCGGCCTCTGTCACATAGACGTAATCGACAAAGAGATCCACCTGGATCGGTTTCGTATACAAGGCCGTCGTGAAATACGACGAAGGTTTGAACACGACGCGCAACTTGGGTGGTTCGTCGAGTGCACAGAGCGGTAAGCCTTTTTTGAGGATCGAAAACACGAGCGGAACGTGATAAGACGCGAGATTACTCGTCCGGGACGTTCCGACCATACTGGACAAGGCGGACTGTTTTCCTTGGGTCACGGTGAGATCACCGAGCATGTACAGATTTTCGCCGTAGATCCGTTCGACGAGCTGGTCCTTGTACAAAAGTTCGACCCGGTCGATCATGGCCGTACCGGCCGATGGTTGAACGGTCGTCGGGGCGTCCGCCGGCCACATGACCCGAAGATACATCGTACGGGCCAGGTCACCCGCCTTTGCGATCCATATAGTGATATCGTCACCCCATTGTACATTTTTTGGAAACTGTAGACGGATTGTCTGCTCGGCAAATTGGGCCGGAGGCGACTCCATTACTACTTACAGTGCAGAATTAAAAAGGAGTCCGCCGAGCCCATTCTGGTTCGCCAGAACATTGAATATCTTGGCGTAGACTCGTACGGTCAGGTCAGTCACGGGGGCACTGGCCAACGTCACCTCGAGCATCGGGGTCGCTATACGTGAAAAATTGACCGAGCCGGACGGTGCGAGTTTTTCGGGCTCGATCGCAAAGCTGTACGTACAGACGTTCGACGACGAAGGCATGGCTGTATGGTGCTCGAACGCCCGGATTGTGCGCGTGGTCACCTGATCGTCGTCGACGATAACTTCACCGTTGAGCAGAAGGCGAATACGTGTGACCACTCCGGGGCTGTCTACGGTGACCCAAAATTCACGAACCGGGCCTTGGAACCTGAGTTGGAACTGGTCTTGTTTACGCCCGGTACGCATCGTAAACTCGTTCAGGTCCGTCTGACCGTAGAGCATTTTGGGCATCACAGGTGGGTTTTCATACTTTTCGTACTTTACAATCAGGGACGAAGTAAGTGTCGGCGTCATGACCAACGGATCGAATTGAACAAAATCTGTGAATGTTTCGAACCCGCCGGCCCATATTTCACTTATGTAAACATATCTCGAACCGACGACCGATGTGACGTAGCCGGGATTAGGGCGAATCATTGTACCGCCCCCTATCACCCCCACCAGCGACGTACTCGTGAATGCGATTGTCGGGACAGTTTGACCTTTCGACGTCACGGCTTTCCCGGTTCCGTCGAATATTATCCAGTCTGTGACTGTTTTTGTCACTGTATCGAATCGAAGAATTGTCATAAAAGACAGTACAGTACTCGTAGGGTCTTGAATTCCGTTTGGTGAATATTGTACACCGGTCGTGTAATATACCGATCGCCCATCGAATGAATTCGGTACGAATATGGCTCCGTTATTAATGGACGACGCAGGTAAACCTGTATATAAATAATTGGAATAAGCGGCAGGTGCCGAAATACTTTTAGTACTGTCGTACCAAGGAATTCTTAGACCCGATGCATCCTTTAGTGCCGCAAAATATATGTTCCGGCCGTCGGTTGTATTCGGTACCCATCCAAAGAATGTAGGAGGATACGTAAGAGTTGCAACATTAAAATACGTATAAGACGTCTGGTCAAGGAAATTCTGCGTATCAACCTTGTACAGATACGGATTTTCGGAAGAATAAATATATCGTCCGTCAGAGGTTGTAATTATGTCATCAAAACTACCTCTACGATACGAAGATAGATCGTACCACGGTTTAGGTGCCCCGGTCCCAGGATACGAAAGATAATCGTACGATGTCGTATCGTTAAACGGTTTAGTCGAATCGTATCTAATAAATATAGATGTTTTTTGTGCGAACATAAAATAAGGAACCGTGATGGCTGAACTGTATTCTACATTTGCAGTGACCGATATATTAGAAAGAATCTTAAGTTGATTAAGTATATTCACTGTTTTTGTAATTCCTCCGCCGTACGACGGTGCGAACAACGATATCGTGCCACTGAAAGCCGTGTTGTCGCTCGCGATAAGCTGCGGAGTTGCAATATTGTAAACGTTTGCCGTTACGGTAATATTAGAAGTTAGCGTTCCGCCACCAGGAAAAACAGAAAAAATTGACATAGAATTACTTCCAATAGTGAACATGTTAGCGACTACCTGTATATATATATATCTGGCATCCGAAACAAGTCCTGGTACTGAGATACCAAATGGGAAAAAGTTATTGTATGCACCGCCAAAAAAACTCGCCCCCTTCGATATTACGGCTGTACCTGCAATCATATCATCGATCGGCACACTTGTAATATAATTTACACCATTGGCCGCAGAATAATACATTTTACCATTCGTTATAATCGGTCGTGTAATATTAGTGTTGCCATAAAATGTAGGGTCCGTCCATGAGCGATATGATGATGCAAGTCCTATGGGTTTGGTAGTATCATAAAACCAAAATGTAAACAAAGTGTTCGTGTTTTGGATCAAATAAATGACGTATTGTTTATATATAAGGGTTGCAAAAGCGCGAGAGTTCGTAGGTATACCGAGTACGGACTTGTATTGTGTATTGACGTACGATGCACCATCCGTCAGACTGTTTGTTGTGATCGGGGTAGCTGGTAAATTTTCAAACTTTTCGTATTCGAGGTCGACTCGTACGTCGTTCCGGTACATTTGTGTCACTGGGAGTGTGTCCATGTTGAATGTCAGACGCGTATAGTATTCGCGCGGGGCGTAAACACCGGCCGGGTCGTTTTTACCTTCCAGAATCGTCAAGGCGGCTTGGTTTTCGTACGGCACAGAGAGATCGTCTTCGATGATAAGTCGTTCGCTCGTCAGACGATCGATGGTCTGGCCGCCGATCGAAAGAGTCGCGCTTTTTATGAGCCGACACGCAACCGAATCTTTGTACGAAAACCCGGTCGTAGGCGGTGGCGTAAACCCACGAATCCAACCAGTCTGTACGAGTGTCAAAGGCGCCACGAGTGTACCACCCGTGAGCCGGTATCCTTTGTAGCCGGCCGGTGTGACGAAATCAAACGTCCGTGGGTCGAACCCCCAAAAAACACCACTCGAATCGTTTTTGAAAAATATATTTGAATACGCGCTTGAAGAAAACACAAACTTGTTCACGGTGGAGTCGTACGCGACATTCATCGTATAGCCGGTAAAATTTGTCGCCCAGAAATTGAGGTACTGGGTGTTAAAGTAGCCGACAAAATCACCCGGCGCGATCGCGAGCGTATCCGTACTCACAAAGACGTTTCCGTCAACCTGGTCTGTGTACAAAGGATAGACGTATCCCGGGCCGAGCGGCGTGTACAATTCAGGGAGCGTAGACCGGACCGTGATGCGTCGGACGATGTCACCTTTGGGTGGCAGGCGCGCCGATACTGTTCCGCCGAATTCGGGCCTCGATCGGTCGAACGGAATCTCGATCGATTCGGCGAGATACGTCTCGTGGGTTTCGTACGTGCGCGAAAAAAGGGTATACTCTGGGTCTCGGGTGAATGTGCCACCGGCTTCAATTTGTATCTGAGCACCAGACATGCTGGGTGCTTCCTACCAGGTGACGCGTTTTTTGTTCTGACCAATTTTAGGCACACTAGAGTAGATGTCAAGCTTACAGCTTCGTAAGTTTGATCCGAGTCGGATCGCCGACGACAAGGTGTGTGTGTTCATAGGCAAGCGCGGAACCGGTAAATCGACACTTGTGACCGATATCATGTATCACAAGAGACACATTCCGGTCGGCATCGTCATGTCCGGTACCGAGGACGGAAACCACTACTATAAACAGTTTGTACCTGACCTGTTCATCTACGGCGACTATAACCGCGACGCGATCGAAAAGGTTCTGGAGCGCCAGAGACGTCTGGTGGGTGCCGGTGGTAAATCGGGTGCTTTTTTGCTTATGGACGACTGTATGTACGACAAGGCGTTCATGAAAGACACGTGTATCAGACAATGTTTCATGAACGGACGTCATTGGAAGATATTTTTTGCACTGACGATGCAGTACTGTATGGACCTGAGTCCTGACCTGCGTGCCAATGTCGATTACGTTTTTGTGATGCGCGAAAATGTGATCCAGAATCGCGAACGTCTTTATAAATCATTCTTTGGTGTTTTTCCGACATTCGATATGTTTTGTCAGGTTATGAATGCGTGCACCGAAAACTACGAGTGTCTCGTCCTGGATAATACGAGCAAATCGAACAGGATTGAGGATTGTGTTTTTCATTACAAGGCGCCGATCCGTAAAGGGTTTCGGATCGGATCCGAGGCTATGTGGCAATACCACCAAAAGAATTATAACCCCAAGCACGTCATCACCGGACAACCTTCCGGAGCGACTCCGGTCAAAAAGAAGGGTTCGAGTGGAGTTACTGTGAAGAAGGTGCAGTGAACAGGACCGGCTCCGGCTCGGGCTCTGCTACCGGCTCGGGCTCTGCGACCGGCTCGGGCTCTGCGACCGGCTCGGGCTCTGCTACCGGCTCGGGCTCTGCTACCGGCTCGGGCTCTGCGACCGGCTCGGGCTCTGCGACCGGCTCGGGCTCCGCGACCGGCTCGGGCTCTGCGACCGGCTCGGGCTCTGCGACCGGCTCGGGCTCTGCGACCGGCTCGGGCTCTGCGACCGGCTCGGGCTCCGCGACCGGCTCGGGCTCTGCGACCGGCTCGGGCTCCGCGACCGGCTCGGGCTCCGCGACCGGCTCGGGCTCTGCGACCGGCTCGGGCTCTGCGACCGGCTCGGGCTCTGCGACCGGCTCGTCTTCCACTTCGGGCACAAGTGACGCATTGAGCGCCTCTTCGATCAGGGCGGCAGAGCGCCTGACAGGTACATCGTCGCCGTCATCTACGATATCATCTTCGTCATCAGTTTCCAGTTCAGGCGCCGGGACGACGAAAACGGGCTCGTATCCCATTATGTACTATGGGCATACATTTTTGTGCGTCGGGCTGAACGCGAAAGAGTTCTGTCGTACCTGTAGAGATGACACTGATTGAGAATCTCGAGTTTGGGAACGGGTCACCGTCCATCATGCAATACATCCCGACGATCGACGATCAGCCGCCGGCGCCACCACCCGATCTGGGATCGTCGCCGCTCGATTTTCTACAGGAAAAAAACTCTGACCCAATAGAAATGGACTTTTCGACGCCGATCCAGGACGTTATGCCTTCGGCCGCGTTTGACTCTGATGACACGCCCGGTCTGAACGGCCCGTACAAATCTCCGACGAACGATCGCGTCGTGGGGCTGAGTGCCGGTGTTATCCAGGCCGAGCCCAAAAAGGGCACGAACGGTGTCCCGTTCGGTCTGACCCGGGAGCAGTTTCAGGCTGTGGTTGCTGGCATAGCAGCCGTCGCCGCTTTTTCCAAGCCCGTCCAGTCCAAACTCGCGGACGTCGTACCAAAGTTTCTCGGCGAGCACGGTGATCTTTCTCTGACCGGCATGCTTGTTACGGCCCTGATCGCCGCGGCCATATTCTTCTTTGCCGGTCGCGTTCTCGAGAATCAGTCGTGAATCTCGCCGCCACAATAAGCTTGTTTTTCATTCATCGTATATATACCTAGGTTAATACACAACGTCCGAAGGTCTTTAAAGCTTTGCCAGAACGCCTCAGTGTGATCGTACTCGGCGACAGTTATGTGTGCAAGTTCGTGTATCAGAACGTGCATCGCGGCATTTACATTTTCTTTGTCCATGCAGATGTAAATTTCGTACCCCTTGTTTACGTTATAACCTATCGTGCCTTTGTTCATGCGGGTCGTATCGATACCGGTTATGATCGGTCGGCGGTGACGCAGACACTTGAATCGTTCGTCGATACCGTCGACGTCTTGTAGGTGCCGGACGAGTATATTGTACCGACCTTTGAGTTCGGTGAGCATACGTTGTTCGCGCATGGTTGCGATGATGACGATGAGTAAAAGTAACAACACAAACAACGTAATCATCTTCTACTACTAAGGTGGTACATTTTTCCGCCTGAAGACAAATGTCGAATAAATATCTGACACCAGGCCTGTCGGCACGGGACACATGGGGGACCATTCGATGAGCACAAACCATCGGGCCAAGGCGTGCACGAGTATGTCCCGTGTGACGAGCGGTTCGCGACGCGCCTGTCCGTTGTAGAACGG